GATAGTTGATCAATTGTGATATCTCTTGCATAGTCAGAAGGATATCCAATCTCATATGTTTCTTGATTCAAGACTAGATTCTGCCAAGCCTCAATGTATCTTCTGGTTCCATAATCATTAAGACAATAGAATGTCATGCTAACATCATCTGAACCAAATCCATATGGCATCTTACGACCTTTGACACCAATCAATCTTTCTCTTGTAAAGATCTGTCTGCCAGGAAGATTAACATTAGAGCACAGCAAGTTTAACTCTTGTGTGGCAGCACCAATGCCAGATGGTAGAATGACTCGAAATAAATTAGAACGTCCGAAGCCATCTTTCTTGGTTACCAGACTTTTGAGCTGGTCAATTGTTGGTATATCAACCATTTATGATTTTCCTTGAATCGCTGTAAACCTTGTTCTTGCCTGCTTTTTGGAAGTCAGCTGATGGAAGGAATGTTGCGATCTCCCACTCAGGACCTGGGACAACAGCAAACTTACTTCTCATGTGCCCAAGCAAATATTTCTTAAAACATGGCTTGAAGTACTTCATGTTCGAAGCTCTTTTGAGGTATTGGTATGTGACAGCAAACTTAGATTTATCGGTAATCTTTTTGTCATCGGTTATGTCCATCAAGCCATCTAGAAACTTTGCTCTCAACATTGGAGGTAGATAATGAAGATTCAATCCATAGAATCCATCATCAGCTCTATCAACCAAGATTGTTAATGGAAACGAATCATAGTATGGTAACGTATCTTTCGTCTTTGGATCATAAAAGAACATCACCATCGCTCCAGCTCTAACATCATTTGCCAATGTAATTGGCTCCTGTTTCATAAGCTGGTTACGATTAACACGTCTCATTGACTGTAGCTTCTTGCGAAACCACTCTCTAGATTCTTTTGTACGAGGAGTGATTCCTGCTCGGAACGCCTCCCTCTCAAGGGTATCAAATAAATTTGCCATGAGTATATTTATACCTTTTTCCGCTTACTTTTTTTGCGGAATGGCTTCATTGGCTTGAGAGGCTTCAATGCACCTTTACGGCTTTGTGTTGGAAGTATGCCCATCTCGGTCAACGTCTTCTCTGTCCATATTTGAAATTCCCACCCTCGGTCTTTTGCATAACTATTTGCCGCCTTCCACTTATTCATATTCTTCACATACGTTAATGACTCGTTTATATATCGCCTGGACTTATCTGGCCGCTTTGGAGGACTGGTTTCTTTTTCTGGTTTGATCTCAACCAGTATAGTTCTTCCATCTTTGAATGTAATTTTCAAATCCATAAAGTATCGATGGTATCTTTTATCCACATCCCAGAAGTACGGAATGACAGTTTCCTCTGAATGCCACTTCTTAACATTGGAATTGTTATCACACCAACTAAAGGCATGACGTTCCCACATAGAGCGATAAATAACCTTATCGGGGTCACCACTGTACTTACTTCGATGTTTTACGATATACTTTCCTGAGTAAGCCATATAAATACTTTCAATACTTTTCAGTTATTTATTGGAACCAGATATGATAGACTTTAACTTTGGAATCGGCTTTGCTGAGGCATTTGACACAGAGACACTGAGATTTCCTGTCGACACAAGAAACGATACCAAGTATGAAGGAACGATTACCTTTCAACCCGAATCTCCTCCATCCTTTGATCTTCAACAAGTACTTGGTGCTTCTCTCAAGGCTACAGATCTGACAAACGGATCTGAGCAAGGTGTGGGAGAAGATGAACAAGAAAATAAGACTGCAAGTTTATTAGGCTTCATGTCTGCTGACAATCCAAATCAAAATGGTAGTACTTTCACAACTGAGACTAATGCAAGATCAACTAGAATTGCTCCAGGAGCAGGTCAGAAGTGTAGATTATATCTTCCTCAGTCTATTCAGATTGCTGATGGAGCGACATACGATAACATAAACCTTGGACGACTTGGAGAAGGTGTTAGAAGAGGTGTGTCTGAAGGTAATGAGGTGCTCGACACTGTGATGGGGTCTTCTATAGATGCATTCAAATCAGCTATTGGTGCTATGAGAGTGGGAGCAGGATTATCGGGTCCAGCTGGACAGGCTGCTATAGCAGCTGCTTCCGAAACAATTGGTGGCCAGGCTATCGGGGGTGCGGTGAGATCAGGTTTGCAAATCACTGCCAATCCTAACACTCGTGCGATCTTTAGAAGTGTACCGTTGAGGGAATTTTCTTTTACCTTTAAGATGATACCAACTTCTAGTTTTGAATCAGAAATGATCAAAAGAATTATTAAATATTTCAGAGAGCAACTATATCCTGAAGCAATTGAACTTGCTGGTACAAATGGATTTGCTGTAGGTTACTTCATGCCAAATGTGTTTAATATTGAGTTGGCATATAGAGGTAGGCAGGTTGCGACTAAGATTCTTCCATCATATCTGAGAAACTTTAATGCTGTATACAACTCTAGTTCAATGGGATTCCACAATGATGGAAACTTTTCTGAAGTAGATATCACCATGTCATTTGTAGAGCAGGAAACCTTGCACCACAGAAGAATTAAAGAGGAAAACTTCTAATGGCATCATTCTTTCAAAACTTTCCAAAAGTATACTATAGATTTGGAGATGCTGAAAAAGCAGTTATATTTAACAATCTAACTGTGTACATCGATCTCATCGATCAATTGAAATCTCAAGTTGAGTTCTATCAGAAGTATACAATATTGGATGGTGACAGACCTGACATTGTATCGACAAAGTTGTATGGAGGAGCAGGCTTCCATTGGACATTTGCTTTACTTAATGACAGCATCAGAGAATCAGGTTGGCCTCAGACCGAACAAGATATTAGAAATCTAACCAAACTAAGGTACCCAAATAGAACAGTGGTTACAGAAGAAGTGATCGCGGATATATTTCTTCCTGGTGACTTTGTTACTGGTAAATCTTCTAACACAACTGGACACGTCGTTCAACGGAATCTTGATCTAGGACAGATTGTTATTAAAACTATAGACAACAACAACTTTGATCAGACTGAACAACTGCAAGCTGGGCTTACAGCAGAAGAACAAAACGAAGCTACAATAACATTGAAAAGTGAAAGCATTCAGTATGATGCAGTTCATCACTACGAAAATGCAGAAGGTCACTATGTAGATATCGATCCACTCGATCAGGATACAGCACTTCTCACACCCGTGACTGAAATGGAGAGACAACTTACATTCAATAGCAATCTTAAAAACATTTCCGTTATTAAGCCAAATGCTATCAACGAAGTTGCTAACGAATTTAAACGTCTGTTGAGTCAATGACAACACAAACTCAGTACAAAATACTCAGTTGCTTTATATCTGCTGATCGTCGTGGGAACGGCGCCAATCTAGAACGTGTTGATATAGGTCCTTCAATATCCGAACTGCACATATACGAAAGTATGGAACGAGCATATCTAACAGGAGAGCTATTACTCGCAGATACAATTGCAATACGGTCTACGTTTCAGATTAAAGGTAATGAGCGCCTTGAAATAAAAATCCAATCAGATAACGAACGGATCATTACTAAGAAGTTCATGGTAACTGGCATTGAGGAATTGGTTGCTGTAACAGATAGATCAGAGGTACTAAGGCTTGGTTTAACCGAAGAACACGCATATTGGAGTTCCTCAAGAGAGCTCTCAAAAGCCTTCACGGGCCGCCCTTTAGATATCATTCAAAAAATACTTGAAGGTGAATTGGATAAAGAGACTGATACTTTTCTTGCTGTTCCTAATGGTGAAGCTCAAAGTGTAATAAAATATTTGGTACCAGGTATTACTGCACTACAGGCAGTTGAAAATGTAAGAGATAGGTGTGCAACACCTACGGGTGGATCTTATATGGTGTATTCAACTCTGCGAGATGATAAAATTAAGATATCAGAACTTGATCTTTTACTAAGTCAAGAGGCTTGGAACAAACAGATACCTTATATCAGATCAACAATCGCTCCAAACGCAAGATCAAATGCAACGGATGTTGAGCAGCTGGCAGCGCAATATTTTCATGTAAAAGAATTTGGAAACGGAGAGCACGAGAGTACATTTAAATTGATGATGGATGGTGCCCTAGGTTCCGTGTATGATGTCTATGATGTTTCTTCAGGTTCTTCAACACCGTTTACTCACAGTGGAATTGAAACCTTAACAGAATTTTACAATAGAAACAGACTTGCTGTACCAAAAACAGAAGAACCCAACATAGATGGAGAGTTGATTCTTGGAAACAATGCCTTAGGGACAGCCAAGATAGATACGTTGCCATCAAGAGGGTTTTCTGTTATTGTCAATGGATTTCCATATGGTAAACATCCTGATTCGCCTCAAGGCTTCCATGATGAAGGAATTGATAGATCCAGATACTTAAACGTATTGAAGAATGCATCACTACGTTCTATTCTAATGAATAACGTGTATAATATTACTGTCCCAGGTGGTCCATATATAATGTTTGAGGATGCTGGTGTCGGATCCGTTATAGAGCTTAAACATCCCAGCATCACAGCCGCCGAGGCTAACCAATCAACTCTTGATCCAGACAGGTCGGGTAGATTTCTAATCTATCAAACCCGCCACAGATTCTACAGACAGATCTATGATGTGGATATGGATGTAATTAAATTTACAAGGGCGCAACAATAATGAGAGCGATCAGTAAAGATTTTTATGGAGATCAAACCAGATGGTTTATCGGAGTTGTTGAACAGCATCTAGGGGATCCTTTAGACCTTGGTCGAATTAAGGTTAGAGTGTTTGGGATCCATAGTGCAAGCGAAGGTGATGTTGGATTAGATGATCTTCCGTGGTGTCCCGTGATGATGCCAATTAACGATCCAGGCGTTCCTGGTTTTATGAATCCATATGGTATTCAAACAGGGGCAAGAGTTTGGGGTATCTTTTTAGATGGTAAGCATTCTCAATCTCCAATGATTATGGGTTCAATACCTCACTCCCCAGACAACATAGTGGAGTTTGGTGTTGATGATCCTAATACCTTTTCTGTTAACCGTGGTGCAACTGTAAGTGATGGAACAGCGTTTAGTGCAAGAAAAGATGGCAAAGCTGGAATCTCTGTAAAAAATTATCAACTCGGAAGCGGAACCTTCGTAGAGCAATCCTTTGATTTTTTATATTCAGCGTTGATAGATAAGGGATCTAAATACCCCGCAGAGCAAGCAGCTGGTCTTGTTGGTAACTTTATGGAAGAAACCTTTGGTGATTGTGACCCAGACACATACGAGTTTCCTAACAATAAATCAAGAGGTGGTTACGGTATAGCTCAATGGACTGCATCGCGTAGAAGATCGTTTGAACAGTATTGTGCTGAACAAGGTACCAATCAGGATAATCTTGAGATCCAATTAAACTTTGTTATTGAAGAACTTGAACGTAAGCCGATAAGTGCGAACATGGCAGGATTGTTTAAGAGAAAAACTATTCAAGAAGCTGCTGAGTATGTTTTACGCTACTACGAAACACCTCAGGTAGTGGTAGATTACAATAAACTAATGAGACCTGACAAATACGGACCTTTTCTCAAAAGGGAAGCAGACGCTATAACTGAATCATATTTAAACGAGTTGGATGAAAGAACCAATGCTGCTCGTAGTGTTTATAACAAGTATTATAGAGGGGGTTCCTGATGGTTGATATTGTATCTGTCACCGCCCAGCTAAGTCAATTAGCCAGCGCAGGTAACTATGATAAGGTTGAAAGCCAGGCTGCGTCTACCTCTACCAATGTACAAGCGCTTGACTCAACATCAGTAGGTGATGTTCCTAACGAAATTGTATCTGGGTTCCAAGCATTAACTGTTGGACAAGGTAATCAAGGTACCGCTTTACTTACAAACAATGTTCCTGGAGTACCGCTTGAAAATGATACATCATCGAGTAACACATCTCTTGGTACTATTACTGGAGGAACTGTTGGTAATGGATTCACAAAAGTAATTGTTACTACTCCCACACCAGAAGGAATTAAGTCAACACTAACGACAGCATCACCAACACCTGTTACTGACACTCAAATGTCAAATGTGTTGGAAAATACTGTTCCAGATGAATATGCTGGCGAACTCAACACAGTTGTTACTACGGATTTTGGAACTCAAGCAAACTTACTGTCTTCGGTTGCATCTGTATTTAATAATACTATTAGTGGTTTGCTTGGAGGTTTGACAGGCAACCTGATTCAAGACATTATTTTAAATGTTAACCAAGCCCCTTTGGTCCCAATTGTCCAACTTGGAGTTGACATTGTTATTGCCCAACAAGCATATAACTTAATTCTAGCTGATAAGAAACTAGAAGCTGCCAAGTTAATATTTGCCAATCAAGATAATCCAACTTCTGTTGAGGAGATTGAAGACTTTCTTGAAACTATTGACACTTCTGCTGCTAATCAAGTGGAAGCTGGCAATGCCCCAGATGCATCACGTACAACGTACGACACCAATTCCAACTCCAATATTTGGACAGGTGCGTCAACTCCTCAGAGTGTTTTTACATTTGTTTCTTCAGAAGAAGAGCTTCGTATTGAATTTATGAGAACACAAAGAGAGATAACGCAGCTGATGTTCTTTGGGTATGAAACAGAAGCTAACCAAGTACTTACTGCAGCTGATATACATCTCCTGGAAGGTTTTGATACTGGAGGAGATGGAATCTCCATGCACTACATTGTGCTTCCAAATGGTACAATTCAAAGAGGAAGACCACTAGCAAAGCTATCAGCTTCTATCCCAGAGCACAACGACTTTTCTGTGTTTATTGGATCTGTTAGAAGTTTGGATCAGAGGGCAGTAAGTGTAGAGCAGATCAAATCTATTACAGCGATATCAAAAGCATTCTACGCTGCTGTACCAGGAGGTCAGATGTTATCCTCTAAAGATTTTGATGCAGAATATACTCACTGTGGTTTCAATGTGAGTAAGCTGGTAGAACAAAGAGGTAAGCAAAACTTTGGTAATTCTTCTAGGTCATTCTCTTCAGCTCAACTTGTTGCAGCTGCTAAAAATTATCAACTAAACTTAGAGTCGTAAATGTCAAAAGAAATACAATCAGCTCAGCAAAGAGCAATAAAAGTAGGAGAAGG